AGATTATGTGGCAGAAATCGATTCGGGAAAATCAGTTAATACACATAAGATGGGGGCGAGGATAGACGGAATCAACGGAAGATTTAAAGAATGGTCCTCTGGTAATTAAACTACCCGAGTTTTTAGACTCGGCCGGGGATCAATGCCCAGAGATTTCGGGTGGGAAAGTTGATATTATTTGGCATTGACGCTTCGGCGTCTTTTTATTTACACGAGCACTCCGCCAAACGGTGAGGTGCTATTTTTGTGCAATAAAAAAGCCCCTAAAGGGGGCGTGGAAATATAAAACACTACCGATTGCCTAAAAGATTTGCAAAGAGTCATTGGCATTATCTTTATAGTTGTAGCCATTCTTTTTCAATTCTGCTTTGATTTCATCTGGCTTCATTTCATAATCAGGCAAAAAAATCTCGGCTTTTTTTCTTGAGGTCGGTACTTTATCAATGTTAGCTTTCAATAAAGAATCTAGATATTTCCAATCGCGCTTTTTTAGCGGAACATCGTGTCTTGGCGTTAATCCCAAAATGTCATCTCCTTTCAAGCTGATTATACATCTAGTTTACACACAATCAATTGCTTTATTAAGGGCTAATGCTAAAACCCGGTATATGGAATACATTGAATAATCGGAAACATAAGGTACGCGAAAGTTGTAAAAAAACTTATCGCATTGAAACAAGTATTTAGAATAAGAGCTAATAGCTGGAGGCAAGTAGATGCAGTGGACAGATGAACAAATCAGTGACATTAGGAAGCTCGCCTCTGAAGGCTTTACCAGACGCGAGACAGCCGACAAACTCGGGATTAGCTATGATGCGCTTCAAGGCAAAGCAAGACGGCTTGGCATCGAATTTCAGAAGCCACTGAAGAATGAATACGATTCAGACGGAACACAGTCCAGTGAAACCATTCTAAAGGTTGTCAGGGGTCACAAAATGACGCCTAGAGAGGTTCTTGAAGCTCACGGGTATGATTACACCAAGTGGGAGCTTGTACGTGCTACAAGCAACTTCTGGAAGCAAACACCTGACGCAACGTTGTACCAGAGCAAGATACAAATCAGGCCGTTAGTTGAGGCTGAACAATACGAATCGTTGATGAATGACATCATCACACACAAGGAGCCGTATCAAGCAAAGGCTCCTATTTTTGTGGAATCAGATCGCTATCTGGTCATTCCTGCTTTTGATACACATTTCAACGGTCACACATTCGACATCTATGCTGAATCTCTGAAACGTCAGCTAGAAATCATTCAACGCGGCCACTACGCAAAGATATTGCTCATTCTGGGCGGTGATCTGGCTCATGTGGATAATATCAACTCAACCACAGCAAAGGGCACACAGCTCGAAACAACTGACCTAGGCGAGACCGTTAATGAAATGGAGCAATACTTCGAGACGCTGATTGAAGCAATCATTAAGAACGCCAATGAGTGTGAGGTCATGTATTGTGCCGGGAATCACGATCCGTCAGTTGGGTATATGTTCGCACGTCTATTGAAACGTGCCTACAGCAACCAGCCAAACATCACTTGGGATATATCGCTGAAACATTACAAAGGCGCAATGTTAGGCCACAATTTCATTGGTGCTACTCATGGTGATAAAGGTAAGAACAACTACCTTGCAAAATACCTAGACGAATTTGGATTCATGTTAGGCACAGCGCAGAACCGCGAGCTGTTTACGGGGCATCTACATTCAGAGATGAGCAAAGACCTAGGCGGATTCGTTCAGCGTCAAGTATCAACGCGCAAGCCAACCGATCAGTGGACTGATGATATTGGCGTGGTTGCTCACAAAACGTTTGAGCTGGTCGAATACAGCGATCATGATACTCGTGCCATTTACTATGTGTGAGGTGATTTCATGGCTCAAATGATTACAACAAAATACGGCGTTTACATGCCGAAAGTTGAAGCGTGGACCATCGGCAAGATTGACAGAGAAATTGTCCGTTCACGCTCTAATCAAGTTAAGACGCGAGGCGGATACGCACATCCTGAAAGTAAGGTATGCTTGTCAAAAAGGGGGTGGATACTGTGGCATTCCACTTGCCGTCACCAAAAGACGTCTATAAGAACCTCAAGGACAAGTTGAAAAAACAGCGGGACAAGACCAAGGCTGATAAGAAGAAACAGCCTAGTAAAGAAAATCCAGGAGTAACAACAGCTTAATGAATTATAACCAGCGATAGCTAACTAGCTACCGCTTTTTTAATGGAAGGAAGGTGTGGTGATATGTAATGCGACTGACAGCAAAACAGAAGAAGTTCGTTGACTCTTATATTGCTGATAGCAATGCCACCAAAGCGGCACTAGAAGCAGGATACAGCAAAAGAACGGCTAGGTTTGTCGGTGCAGAAAACCTAACAAAACCTAACATTAAAGCTGCCATCGACGAACGCATGAAACGCCTCGAATCTGACAAGATTGCCAAGGCTGCTGAGGTGCTTCAATACTTCACTACCGTTCTCCGTGGAGAGGCAAAAGAGACAATTATAGTTAGCACTCCAGACGGTGCAGATGCTGTTGAAAACGAGCCAAGCATCAAAGACCGCATGGCAGCAGGACGCGAATTGTTAAAGCGTTACCCTGGTAATGATGAGCTGCTCAATGCTCAGCTAACGAAGATTATTACTGATATTGAGAAAACTAAGGCCGATGTTCGCAAGTCCAAAGCTGAGGCTGACATCATGGAAGCTAAGGCCAACGCCTATCGCACACCAGAAGGACAAGATGGAGGACTGAACAAGCTTTTGGCAGCAATTGATGAGAGTATCCCAAAGGGTGGTGATGTCAATGACAACTCCGATTGATCAATTCAAAGGGAAACAGTTAGACATCATCAACTGGTGGCGCCGCTATCCAGACAAGCAGACAATCATTGCTGATGGTGCTGTGCGTTCCGGAAAGACGTTTGCGATGTCGATCAGCTATGTTCTGTGGAGCATGATTGTGTTTGACCGCGAGCAATTTGGCATTGCCGGCAAAACCATTGGATCATTGCGTCGAAATGTTATCAGGCCACTCAAACAAACATTGCAACAAGTGGGATTCTCAGTTGTGGATCGGCGTTCAGAAAATATGCTGGAAATCAGCCTTGATGGAAGAACCAACCTATACTACTTATTCGGTGGTAAAGATGAAAGCAGCCAAGATCTGATTCAAGGGATCACACTTGCCGGAATGTTCTTTGATGAAGCAGCTCTCATGCCACAGTCGTTTGTCAATCAAGCGACAGCGCGTGTTTCCGTTACTGGCGGCAAATACTGGTTCAATATGAACCCAGAGGGCCCGTATCACTGGTTCAAGACTGACTGGATTGATCAAGCAGACGATAAACGCGCATTGCGTCTCCACTTTGTGATGACGGACAATCCAAGCCTGAGCGATGAAGTTATTGACAGGTACGAACATATGTACTCAGGAGTGTTTTACCAGCGATACATTCTGGGACAATGGGTTCTGGCTGATGGAATTGTCTACGACAACTTCGATAAAGACGAGATGGTCAGCAATCCAAGCCAGCAGCCAAGCCGATACTATGTCAGTGTGGACTATGGCACACAGAACCCCACAGTTTTCTTACTTTGGGGTAAATGTGGGTCTGTTTGGTATTGCCTCAAAGAGTACTACTACGATGGACGGCATAGCAGCAGACAGAAGACAGATGATGAATACGCTCGGGATTTCAGCCAATTTGTCGGTGACATACGCTGTGAAGTGATTGTTGACCCATCAGCGGCTTCCTTTATTGTCAAACTGAGAGAACGCCGGTATCGGGTTATTAAAGCTGATAACGATGTGCTAAACGGCATTAGAGAAACACAAACAGCTATGAACTCTGGCGAGATCAAGTTCACACCCGGGCTAACTAATCTGTTCAAAGAGTTTGCTTCCTACGTATGGGATGACAAGGCCAGTCAAAAGGGTGAAGACAAAGTGGTCAAGGCACATGACCACGCAATGGACGCCATGAGATATTTTGTCATGCAGGTAATCAAACGGAGAAATGCAGCTCATACGTTCAAGAACACAAGCAAATACTTCTAAGGAGGTGGCCATCATATTAACAGTTCAAGGGAAAGGCTCAATCACAGACGGAGATGTGTTTATTTTCCCGACTGATGAAGAGCTAACTGGCGATGACATCAATGCGTTTATTACTGCCAATGATGATTTGGTTAAAAACAAGTACCTTCCAGCAAAGAAAATGTACCTCGGTCAGCACCAGATTATTGATGATGCGAAAAAGGATCATGGGCCAGACAATCGTCTTGTTGGCAACTTGGCTCATTATATCGTGGATACCTACAATGGGTTTTACATTGGCATTCCACCGAAGATCACGCTCGACAATACACAGGACAACACTGTGCTGCAAGAGTGGAACGATACGAACAGCGTTCAGGACAAATTAAGCGAGATCAGCAAGCAAGCAACCATTTACGGACGGGCGCTTGCTTTTTTGTACCAGGACGAAGACAGCAAGACGTGTATTGCATACAGCTCGCCTATCAATTCATTCATTGTCTATGACGATACGGTAGCGCACAAAGCCGTTGCGTTTGTCATGTATTGGCATGATGAAGACAAGACGTTGGCCGGAAAGGTATACCTGAGAGACGGCATATACGGACTTGATATGACACGCCTTGAAGGGACAGACGGATTTAACCCATTTAACGAAGTACCAGCAGTTGAGTTCTTCATGAACACCGAGCGTCAAGGCATCTTTGAAAACGTCGAGACGCTCATCAATGCGTTAGACAAGGTGCTAAGCCAGAAGGCGAACCAGAATGAGTATTTTGACAATGCGTACTTGGTTCTCAAGGGTCTGAAACTTGATGAAGACGATGATGGTAACCCCAAACTCGATCTTAACGGCAACCAAATCATCTATGCTCCAGACGCTGATTCTGCTCAAGGCGTAGCTGAATTTCTGACCAAACCTGATGGCGATGCCATTCAAGAACACCTCATTGACCGTCTTATCAGCATGATCTATCAGATCAGCATGGTGGCAAACTTGAACGATGAAGCATTCAGCGGCAATAGCTCAGGCGTTGCATTACAGTACAAATTGCTACCAATGAGGAACCTAGCGGCCAATCAAGATCGTAAGTTCACTCAGTCACTCCGGTCACTTTACAAGATCGCATTCAGTGTTGGGACAATCCTTCCAGAAAGTAAATCTGATGACTGGCAAAAGCTTAACTTCGCATTCTCGCGAAATCTTCCGGAGAACATTACCGACGAAGCAGACGCGGCTTCTAAGCTCAAAGGCCTTGTATCAGATCAGACCATGCTGAGTACCTTATCATTTGTCGATGATCCCAAGGCCGAAATGCAGCGCATCGCTGATGAGACCGCCCAGAAAGCAAAAGACGCTGCTGCTAACAGTCCGTCAAGCCCGGACTTCCAGAAATTGCTGAATGGTGGTGGCAATGATGACAACAACGACTCAACAACAGATAGCGAGTAATTCTGCCTACTGGAATAAGCGAACGGCCGCTGAACGGAAATGGATTGTCGAGAACCTTAAGAATGACGAGGCGTTCAATGCCCGAATTCAGGAATATTTTGACAAAGCTTTAAATAACATTCAAAAGGATATTGATTCAGAGCTTGCCAAGTATGCCGCATATAGCAACGACAGTATGGCCGGTGCGCGTCAAGCAGTGATGGCCACCGACATTAAAGCGTATCAAGCGGAAGCAAAGTCAATTGTCGATGATGCTAGAAAGATGTATAACGGTGGACCGCTCAAATATTCCGACTTCAGCAAGGATGTCAATGATCGTCTCAAGCTATACAACGCTACCATGCGCATTAATCGCTTAGAAATGCTAAAGAGTGAGATTGGTCAAGAAATGCTTGATGCACACATGAAAGTAAACGCCGATCTAATCTCAAAATTGAGTGATGATTATCAATCCGAGATCAAACGGCAAGCCGGAATACTTGGAGAGACGGTATCTAAGGGCGGATACACTGATTTAGCCAAGTTGCTCTCCAAACGAGAGGGAGATTACACCTTCTCACAGCGCATCTGGATCAACCAAGACATTCTAAAGGCTGAACTGGACGAGCTGCTGACTGCCGCCACTATTCAAGGACAGAGCCCACTAAAGATTGCTCGCAAGTTACGCGGTCAAGTGGCAGAAACGGTGAACAATCACCGCTATGTAACTGAACGAATTGCACGTACTGAGTCAGCTCGGATTCAAACACAGGCGCAATTAGATAGCTTCCACAAATTTGACTATCAGTACTGCAAATGGGTGGCTGAACCAAGCGCGTGTGCAGTATGCAAGGAGATTTCAGAAGGTGGGAGATCTGGTAGAGGCATTTATCGCGTAGACAATGTGCCAGATATTCCAGTTCACCCCAACTGCCGATGTTCCATTGCGGCATATGCACCAGACGATGAATCAGACGATGATTAGGAGGAAAATATGAAGCTACCAGAAAAAGTGTTGATTGATGATATCGAGTACAAGGTTGAGGCGGTCAGTCATAAAGAGCTTCAGCTAAGTAGCGAAGACTTAAAAGGCGATTACTGGGGCGAGACGTGTTATAAGCAAGCTATTATCCGTATATGTGAAGGTATGGCTGATGATGAGGTCAAAATCACTTTAGTACATGAGATTATCCACGCAATCCTGCAAGAGCGAGGGTTTGACCGACAAAACAATGACGAGGCAATGGTTGACGGATTGGCACATGCATTACGCATGTTGGCCAAGCAGAACCCAGAACTGATCAGGGAGGTACTGTCATGAACTCGGAAGATTTGAAAACACGTGAAGACATCAAGAAACGGCTACTTGATTTGGCCGCATTAGCTAATGGCATCAAAGATTATCAGCTAGGAGCACTTATCCTGACCGCATACAATCGATGCGATGACAATGTGACCGTTCAGAATGGCATTTTATATGTCAACGGCAAACCGATGATAATCGACAATGCGACACTTGCCAATTATATGGGACTGTCATTAACCGGCGACACTAAATCGACATCTGGTAACGTGTCAGGTCCTCACCTAAGTTTTATTGAACTGAAAGATGATGGCCCATATCTTAACGGCAAACGTATTGAAGGTGTCATTGATATGAACATCGATTCAAAGGTCGGCGATCATACCAAAGTTGTCATTAAACTTGCTGCCAATGTGCATGGTATAGACGACATCGACAAAGGATATTCATTTTTCGGTGAGACGCTTGCTGAAAAGGCAGCATCGATCAAACACGAGATTGATAAACAATCCAGACGTGAACAACGCCGTAAAGGATTTTTGTAAGCCGCAGCTAGCGGCTATTTTTATGCCATCAAGTCCAAGCGTGATTGACTCTAAAAGCTCCGGTAAATTAAGACGCAAGCCTGATCCGTCTAAAAAGCTGTGGAAGGAGTTCTGAACATGATTCCTAAGATTTTAATGCCTATGAATTTGCAATTTTTCGCTGAAGATACTGGTGCTGACGGTAGTCAAGAGAACCAGCAAAACGGCGAATCTCAAAGTGACAATGACACCAACGATCAAGACTCGGAAAATGGCCAAGACAGTTCTGATGAAAGCTCTGATCAGCATACCTACACCGATGAGGAAGTCAACGATATTGTTAAAAAACGCCTTGCTCGTGCCGAAAAGGAAAAGCAAGCTGCCGTTGACGAAGCTGCAAAACTGGCCAAGATGAATGCCGACCAGAAGAAGGATTATGAGCTAGAAAAGGCTCAAAAAGAGCGAGACGAACTCAAGTCACAGCTTGCCACCTACGAGATGGGAAAACAGGCTCGATCGATGTTTGAAGACGCCAAGCTGACAGTCACAGAAGACGATTTGCAGCACGTTGTAACGCCCGAGGCAGAATCTACTGAGGCGAATGTAAAGTGGCTCATTGCGCATGATCAGGCAGTGGCTGAAGGTGTTCGTCAAGAGTTGCTTAAGGGAAGCACACCCAAAACGCATGGTTCAAAGGTGGAGACTCCGGGCGCGGCATTTGCTAAACAACGGAATCAGCAGGGCCAAGTTGTTAACGATCCATGGAAACAAAAATAAGGAGGTACTTTTATGTACGCAGGTAAAAAGGTAACCGCATCTGAGATCAACTTCTTGGATAGCGAGAAATTCGTTTCATTCACTCGCCAAGTTGACAGTTCAACTGATGGTGTCGTAAAGGGTGTATTGCCAGCAGGTTCTATCTATCCAAAGAACGATGCAACGGCAGTCGGTGTGACCATTAATGATGTTGACGTCAGTGAGGGTTCTCAACCGGTAGGCGTCATCGTTGAAGGATATGTGAACGCAGCTCGTTTGCCAGTCAAGCCGTCCACTAACGCTATCACTGCGCTGAAAGAAATCAAGTTCAGCCACGGGCAAGAATGTCAATGGTCCGGACAAAAATTGTCCGGTTCTGCCGAATGCGTAT